ATTGTACAAAGTAAACCTGCATGGATTCAACCTGTACCAGATATTGATGAGTTTAATATACCACAAGGCCTTGCTGGAAATTCTGCATATATAATTAAACCAAGTGGGGCTAAAAATTTAATAACAGCAGTAAAGGAACATGGTGTTTGGCCTAATGATGCAATAATGTGTAAACAAATTATTCCTAAATTGGGTGTTACAAAAGAATATTTTACTAGTGTACAAGGACTTCCATCAACAACGGTGAACTAATGAAAGCATTTGTTATTACAATTATGGAGAACGAACAGTCAGTTGCATCTGCAGAAAGGTGCATTAAATCTGCAAATAAACATGGACTGACCGTAGAAAAACATAAAGCATTTACACCAAAAGATAATCCTTTTTTACTGTTACATAAAAAAGGAATTCAGCCATCATTTTTTTCTGAGGTTTACTCCAGACACGAAAATTGTGCCGCTGCATTTTTATCACATCATTCACTATGGGAAAAGGCAGTTAGGAATAATGAAAACATTATAGTGTTTGAACACGATGCACTTATAATTGGTAAGGTACCTACTGATGAAATTTTTCAAGGTGTCATGACATTTTCAAAACCCTCATATGGTAAATTTAACACACCACTAAAAATTGGAATTGATGGTCTTGTACAGAAACCATATTTTGGTGGTGCACACGGATATATTGTAAATCCTTGGGGCGCTAAACAATTAATTACCAAAGCAAAAACACACGGTCGACCAACAGATGTGTTTATGAATTTGAAAACATTTCCTTGGTTGGAAGAATATTACCCATGGGCCTGTATAGCAGCAGATGGATTTACAACAATACAGAAATCAGAAGGCTGTCAAGCAAAACATAATTATAAAGATGGATATGGAATAATCGATGCCTAAAATGCCTGAAAAATTAATAGTCACTGGTTGCGATGAAAAGACAGAATGGCAATTATGGTGGTTTATTGAGAATTATTATAAGCACAATAAGATACCACTTGCAATTGCAGATTTTGGTATGTCAAGTGAAATGAAAGAAAATCTAAAAAATTCTTTTCATCCTGCACTATTTTGTCATATGGATATAAAAATGAAGGATGAAATAAAAGGTTGGTTTGGTAAACCAGCAGCCATGTTACAGGCACCAGGCAAGAAATGTTTTTGGATTGATACTGACTGTGAAGTCCTTGGTAACATTGAAAAAATGTTTGATTATATAGAGCCAAATAAATTATGCATGGCAATTGATAAACCGTGGTTAAAACGTAGAAAAGAGGAATGGTTTAATTCTGGTGTTGTAGGTTTTTATCAGAAACCAGATATTTTAAAACAATGGGCAGAACAAGTAAATAAAAATCCAGAGGTCGGAGATCAAGAAGTATTACATAGTATGTTAAATCCTATTACAAGAATGACATACATAAAAGAATTACCAAATGAATATAACTGGTTAAGACTTCAAGTAGAACATGATAATGAGGATAGTCCAAATAAGAAAATTATGCATTGGACTGGTGAAAAAGGTAATGATCGAATTAGAGGTAAGATGAAGATTGCGGAGTTTATAAATGCCTAGAACAGTACACGTTGTTGGTAATGGTGATGGTGCAGCATTTTATCATGATGCACCTAGAAAAGGATTAAAACTAACTTGTAATTTACCACCATTTCCAGTGGAAGATGCATACGCAACTTGCATGGTTGATTTTAAAATGATGCGACACATCCACAAAGGAGATGTGGAAGTACCAGGTGAATGGATATTAGGAGCACGACCTAAGGCATATATGGAAAAAAATCCTAATTTTCATATGCAAAGATCACACCAAATTAAAATGTTTTATACAAGATTACCAAGTTATGCTGCCAATTATACAGACCTAAACTGTGGTCATATGGCAGTTTATTTTGCCTGTCAATATCTTAAAGCAGAAAGGGTACACATGTATGGATTTGATTCCATATTTGATTTTAATTTAAGATCTTGTACAGACTTTTATATTAACTCTGATCGTGGAAATATGAACAATAATAGGTTGGCCAATAACTGGAGGCCATTGTGGCAAAATATATTTAAAGATTTTAGTGATGGTCGAACAGAATTTATATTACATCACATGCACAACAAATTAAAATTTGATATTTCTGATAATGTAAATATTGAAGTGTATGGCGGCCGAGACGAAATAAAACAAAAAAAGTGATTTACATTTACATTATTATGTGATATAATAATACAAAATGGAGTTACAAATGTTATTCATCGATGGTGGTAGTCGTAAACAACGTGAACTTGGATATGCCGCTGCATCTTTTGCTTGGTCACAATTAATGCCAAGAATAAAAAAATGTATTGTCAATATTGAATTAAAGGTCCTTAAAGGCTATGACGGCACATGTCTTGATTTTGATAATAGAGAATATGTAATTGAAATTAATAAAAAATTAAGTTTAGGAGATAATTTTCTTACTACAATTTTCCATGAAATGGTTCATGTAAAACAATACGTGAGAAAAGAACTTTATAGTGAATGCAACTTTTATAAAACACGTGATGAATATCTTAATTTACCATGGGAAGTAGAGGCATATAGAGTCCAAGAGGAATTATTAGAAAAATGGCACAACAATTTAAAGACCATCAACAGTCAGAATTAGAATTATTCCGTCGTGAATTATTAAATAAAGACGGTATGATAGAGATCTTGCAAAATAATATAAAGGAATTGCAAGAACAGTTACAAAACTCATATAAAAGGATAGAGGAGTTAAATAATGAAAAACGTAAATTTACTGGCAACGATGATGACGATGTTGGTTATTACCCCGGCCACAGCTGAGACCGTAGTTGATGTAACTAAAAAAGTTATTAATAAAACACCATATCAAGTGGAAGTTTGTTATGATCAACAAGTATCCGGTGATAAAACTGGCGATGCAATCAAAGGTGCAATTATTGGTGGCCTACTAGGTAATAATATTAAAGGAGAAGAAGGTGGTGGGGCTATTGGTGCGGTCCTCGGTGCTATGGCTGGTCATGCTAATAGTGATGCTACTGGTGGGACACGGCGTGTATGCAATGTTGAAACACGATACAACGAGGAAATTGTTACAGTCTACTCACACTCCATTGTATCATTCGTACATGAAGGAAAAGAATACCAACTAAAATTTCAAAAATAATTTAAAAAAAATGCATTTTAGGGGTTTACAGATCGGTTTTTTTGGTATATAATATATGTATAATTAAAAAGAGGAGTTAATTATGCAAAAATTTGAATACAGAGAAATACCACTTCCAATTTGGCAAGAAATTGTCACCTTCGTTCAAGGTCTTGATCATCTTGAATCATTAAGATTAAGTACAGTTACCTACTTGGTAGAAAAAGAACTTGGTTATGTAGTCAACAGTAAAGACGTGGCATTAGCTGCAGTGAGGTTTTAATCATGTATAAGTTGGAAAAAGGTTTAGTGGATCTTATTAATGCACAACGTGCAGAGGCTGAAGAGTTCAGCAAGCAACCTGGCTGTTTCATGGGCATGATGCCTAAGGCAACAGACCTTGAATACTGGGAGTCTCGTGTTCCTACTGGTACTCTCAAAGAGTACAAGCGTATCGAGCTTGAGGAAACCACATACTACATGGCAGCAGATGCCATGAGCAAAGGGTATGCTCGGTCTCTCGATCTGCAGATCATGACTGATGAGGAACTTCATCAGATCTGCGATCAGATGCGTTACTTAATGAAATTCGATGAGGAGGTTGCATAATGTCTGACTATATTCAAGTTTATAATTCTGAAGGTGAATTTTGTTATTATACTACACACCCTTTTAATGAATATAATGGTGATGGTACGAGTTTAACAAATAGGTTTGCAGAACTTAGAGAAGAATATCAAAAGTCCGGTAAAACCATTTTGGATATGCGTACCTATAATAACAGTGGTTTCAATCATGTTACTCAAAAACAAGAAAAACAACCAGAATTTGGTATTGAAGTTGAATGGGTATCGTAACAAGTTTAGCAAAGGTGCTCCTGTCTCGCTCCTCTCTCAGTAGATGCGCCTTTGCTAATCCAATTAATGGAGATATAATGTTTGAATTAAAACCAAGAGCAAAAAGGTTAGGTCAATCAATATTTGCCAGATTAAGACGGAAGAAAAATAAATCTATTATTGCAGATGTGCTAGATAGAAAATATGCAAAAAATAGACGCAAACGGAAAAATAAATAGTAATAGGTTGGTCGCTTAATAGACCCGCTAGTCCCTACTGTCAGGGATCAACACAAAGGAGAACCGCATCCTAGATTTATAACTAGGCTCTGCTTTATTAGGGAGAGGTTCCGGGCCTCTCCCGCTTTAAGGATTCAAATGCTTAAATGGTATGATCACATAATGGTATCTATGTTTGCATTTGTGATATCGCAAGGTATCATTTATAATTTCTTTTGGGCATTTGTCGGTTGGATGTTCTTTGTTCAATATATGTATCAAAGGAGAGATGGAAATGTCTGATGATTTTTTTGATTTTGGTTTTACTGCAGTAGACGAATCTGAATTAAAGGCAGTTCAACAAACACAGGCCTTGGCAAATGATGCCGAACAAATGGCCACAACAACTCAAGATAAACTGGATAAACTTTACAATGCAATTGTACCATTATTAAATAATTTAAAAAAGAATCCTGAAAAGGAATACATATTATGGCCAAATCGTATTGAAAAAGTGGAACAATTTGAAACCCATCTGCAAAAAATTTATCGTTCCTAAAACTATTTTACAAGTTATTGTTTTTAAAACATATTTAAGTGCGTTTTTTTGTTTACAGACGCATAAAAATAGTATATAATATACTTATAAAATCAAAGAGGAGATAAAAAATGTTTTTGGAAAACCTTACAAAATTAGAAAAAAGCCTTTGGAATTCACACGTAGAATTTATGGGTGTCGACAACGATATGGCTGAAATGTATGCCGAGGATCGTAACGATGTCATCGAGGTTAAGGAACGTTTTAATCGTGGCCATATGGGTTCACTAAAAACATTTATCGACCGTATGGATACACATCCACGTGAGGGTGTGGTATTGGCTTTGGCTGCAGATCTTGGTTCTGATTGGGTTGCTAAAAATCTTGGTTGGGAGGTTTAATATGGGAATGTCATCCTACGTAATGGATTGTGAAGAGCAGTTTATTAACTCAGTTAATCTTAGAATTGGTGGATGTGAACATATTACAGAACTTCACATGGCACTGACAAGAGATAAGTGTTGGAATGACATTGCATATATGTCTGCTAATGAACAGTTGGAATTTGTCGAAGAACTTTGGAATGAATTTTGGAGCGAATATAATGTCTAATATTGTAATTACAAAAAACTCTACCTATGAAGAACGTATGCAAGCAATTAGAGATGCAGCAGACAGACTTGCTGCTCGTAAGGCTCGACGCGCAAGACTAGCAGCCAGTGCAGCACGTGTTCGTAGGTATGTAGATGAAATTGATAAACCAGAGCGCAAGAAACTTGACGATATGGTTTCCCGTATGGATGAAAACCATAATCACTTTCAAGATGCACCACAATATGCGGAGAAATACTATGGTGAAAGGTATCGCGATACCGTTGCTATGGATAATGATTGGAACTAGTGCTCAGGCACAGGACTGTTTTTATTCACAGAGAACTTTTTTCAAAGATGGTAGTGTAATTAATAGTATTAAAAGTTATGATTGTAAAACACCACCAAAAACAATTATTGTGGAAAAGGAAATACCCGCCAAGAACAGGTCAGTAGGTGAGTTTTTATTTGGCGTGGAAGAAGAAAACAATGGAATCACTCACCTCTTTAGTACATTGGTCAGTCTAGGAGTTATGTAATGTTTAAATTTGTATTAGGTATAATTGCTGGTGCAGCACTAGTGATATACAACCCTGAGGTTATGAATTGGTTTGTTACCTCTGGTATGCGCGATAATATTGTCGCAGTTTTAAATGGAGTATAAAATGAAAAGGTTAGCACTTATCCCTTTTGTTGCAGCAGTTGCTGCTTGTGACAAAACCCCACCTGAAACCGCTATGTCAAAGCAAATGTTTGAGTATCAATCAGAACAGGTTAAAAGTCAGATTGATGAAATGCCAGAGTGGTATACAAACATTCCTAAGGATGAAGATGCCGTATATGCAGTCGGTACTGCAGTTACACCGGATCTTCAACTGGCAGTTGACATTGCTGTATTGTCTGCAAAGACAACTCTTGCAGATCGTGTCGATAGTCGAATCAGATCGCAAATGAAAATGTTTAAAACCAAACTTGGTGCCACAGACTTTGATAGTCGTGTACAAAATAACTTTGAACAAGTAACTCGCAATCTTATTGCAGATGCAGACGTTGCAGGTTACACAATCAAAGAAAATGTAATTGTACAAAATGGTACACAATATCGTGCATACGTACTTTTGGAATATAAGAATGCTGTTGCAAATGCCGTAATTAAAACACGTATCCAACAGAATGAAGTCCTATTGGATAAATTACGTGAAACAAAAGCATTTAAGGAATTGGATGCAAATGTTCAGGCGCAAAAGGCAGATGAACTTGCCGAAGCGCAAATCCTGATTGATGCAATTGGAAATATTCCTGACCCCGAAGCACAATAGGGGTTTACAAGCAGATAGAAGTGTGATATAATAATGCCATTATTTGAAGAAATGTCTTCCGATCGTATGATGGCTTGTAGAATTTTTGATGGTGAAATACATAGGATTAAGGCCGTATATAATGAAACTGATAAAGATTGGCCTTATTATGAAACCATCATTAATTATCTACAAAATCGGATCGAATCAATGAAGGAAAAGGAACATTACAGATGACTATGCACCTCATTCGTGGTATGACCACCATTTCTACTCGTAAGCGCAAATCTCGCAAGAGGACCGCTGCTGTACTAGAAGAAGAACGCAAGACGGCTAAACTCCTCAAGTCTCCTGGGTATCAAAAAGGTGGTATCTGGAAAGCTGACCTTCCAGATTATACTGTGGCCGAGACTGTGCCCACCAGCGATCGCATCATGAAGGTAGAAGGTAGACGTAAGGTTAACCAATATACCGGTGATGAGATCGCTGGGATTGGCACTCTTCATAAATCAAATATGGTACCTATTCGCAAAGATAGCAATGATGCAAAAGAAATTGCCAGAATGCGACGTGGATAAAAAATTAAAAAAAATTAAAAAAAATGCATTTTAGGGGTTTACTTTTGCATAAAAGTGTAGTAGAATATATGTATGATAAAAAAAGAGGAGTTATCTAAATGCCTATGGTAAAACGTAAACAGAAAAAAGTAAGAGCAAGAGCACGTACTGGTATTGCAGCTGCACCTATTGATAAAGGTTATGAGGCAGTCAAGTATTATTTCCATATGGAACTGGATCGTAAAGATCTTGCAGCTAGCCTTAAAACGTACGTGAAACGTGTTTACAGTAAGGCTGAATCGTCTGCTATTCTGGCAAATCCAGATTATAAATTCACTTGTTTCAGCCACTATTCATGTATCGCCTTTTGGTTAAATTCAGATTTACCACAAGATGAAAAAACTGAATATTGGGAAAACAGTCTTAAAAAATATCTTGCAGGACTTATCGAATCTGGTAAAACCTACAAGGCAGAAAAGGCTGCACAGACTAAAAAAGATGATAATGTGATTACACTGTCACCTGCACAACGACTTGCAAATAAAATTTCAAATACCATTATGCAAGATTTACTGGATCTTGAAGATGCCTGGATCGAAGGTGAAAAGGCAGAACTTGATGTTTATCAACAATTTAAAAAGCACGGACTGAGTGGTTCTGCCACAATTCCTGTGCGTAAAGTAATTGAGGGATGGGCCCTAGACTATGAAGATGCGCTGCACAAGCGTTGTGATCAGGCAGTTGAGGGATACTCACACCTGAAACGGCCCGAACTCAAGCGACGGCTATCAGAGTGCAATAAAATGCTTGATGATCTAGACCGTATAAAATCTGCTGCACGAGCCACACGGGCAATAAAGTCCAATAACAAACCTCGTGCAGCAGACAAACAAGTTGCAAAAGTAAAATACAAAAAAGAGGATACAGAATTTAAATTGGTATCCATACCACCAATTAAAATAATTGGTTCGTTTAGGATATACGTGTTCAATACTAAACATAAATCACTTACTGAATACGTTACCGAAAGTCCTAATGGGTTTGAAATCTCTGGTACCACAATTAAAAACTTTGGTCCATCCAGTCGTTCAACACGATTAAGAAAACCATTGGATTTCCTACCCTTGATATTAAATAAAACTCCAAATCAAATTGACAAGGAGTGGAAAACCTTAACGACAAAAACCACCACACCAAATGGTAGGTTAAATAGTGATACAATTATATTAAGGGCATGTGATAAATGACGGTAGAGGAACAATTCCTAAATAAAAGTAGATTTACTAAATTGATAGAGAAGACGGTATCTGATCTTAGGATCCCATATATGGATGCCATTCTTCACCTTTGTGATGAAAATAATATTGATCCGGAGGATGTAGGTAAATTCATTTCTCCGATCATAAAAGGAAAACTAGAGGCCGAGGCAATGGGGTTAAATTTTTTACCAAAAACTAATTCTATTGACTCTGCTTTTTTTGAGTAAAACTATTATATATAGTTTTACATTACAGTCATACTGTGTTATAATAAACTATACAAACATACATTGCAAATATAAGGAAAAATACAATGTCATTCGAAGCACTAAAACGTAACCGTACAGATATTTCCAAACTTGTTCAAGCTGCAGAGGCCGTAGGTGCCGCAGGTGGTGAAAAGAAAAATTATGATGATGATCGAATTTGGAAACCTACCGTAGATAAAGCCGGAAATGGATATGCAGTCCTCAGATTCCTCCCAGCCGCTGAAGGATCAGACCTACCTTGGGTCAGATACTGGGACCATG